GGCGGCATGTCCACGTTCGAGCAATATATGGAAAACAATCGGCGGACTATCGATCAGCTTAATTCCGATCTTAGAGCAAGCGCCCGCCAAGCAATCGAGGACGAGAGGCTCCGTGATCTGGAATCTCGCCTCGAGACAATCGAGCGGCGTGAGCTGTGTCGCGTTGGCACCGGGGCGCGCACGCGCCCATGTTTTTGAAAGGATCGCAGCAATGCCGCGGGAAAGTCAAACCTATCTCGGCGACGGCGCCTACGCCGAGTTCGAACACGGCAGTCGACTTATCATCTACACCAGCAACGGCATCAGCCGCACCAACGAGGTCGTGCTTGAACGCCCGGAATGGCTCCGGCTGCAGCAGTTCGCTGCGGCTCATTTTAAGGAGGCCGGTGCCGGTGCCAAATCCTGACGGTACGCGCACGCGCAACGAGATTCGGTCGGCGCTTATCAAACGCTGGATGGAGAAATGGGAGTCCGGCATGGACAAGCACGATGCGCTGACCGAGGCGAGCCTGGAAATGCGGAACGAGATTCAAACCGAGGGCGCGGTGAAGATGGCCGAGGTGCTGCGGGCGCTCGGGATCAAGGAGCATTGATGGTCGTCTATCGCATTCAGGACGAGGAAGGGCGCGGCCCGTTCCGGCCGGGGTTTTCGAGTAGCTGGCTCGATGAGGTGCTTGCGCCTGGCCAGGCGGACCTTGCGCCATGGATGGAGGAGTTCGGGAACGATGCGATCGACCGGCTGGCGCGGCCGGGCGAACGCTATTTCGGCTCGGCAGTGCGGCGGGTGGAGCACCTTGGTAAGTGGTTCAGCCCCACCGAATCCTTGCGCCTCGCGGGCTTTGGCTATCGCATTGCCCGTATCTCGCACGCGCGAATCCTGGCGGAAAGCCCCAACCAGCTTTTGATCGGTAGCCGGTTCAGCTTCCGGCAATGCGTGTTTGTGCCTTGGCCGGCGTGGGCGTTGGTATGACCAACGCCTGCACGACGATCGGTCCTTGGCTCGGCCCGCTGTTCTATGTCGCCGCCGGGTTTGCATTCGGGGCCGCAGTGTTCTGGCGCAGGAGGCGCGCATGACCGAGCGGCCTGAGTTCAGCGTCTATCAATTCTTCCCCGACGACAGCTATGAGCGGGTGCGCTCGTTCGTCTGCGGCGAGGACGCGGTAGATGTGGCAATGCGGCTGACCAGGAGCCTAGGCGCGCGGATCGGCACGACGCGGCGCGTCATCATCACGGACGGCGACGACTTCTGCTGTTTTGAATGGAAGTACGGCGAGGGCATTACGTTTCCAACACCGGAGGAACGGCATGGCAGAACATAAGGGCGGCTTGGGCGATGCGCCGATCGAGCCGGAATACATCGACGCCATGAACTCGGTCGCGCACGCGGTCGATACGATCTTCAACGGCACCGCGCGCGGCAAGGACAAGAAAACCGGTTTCGTCCTGATGGTCTTTCCGTTTGGCGACCACGGCGGGCGCTGCAACTACATTTCCAACGGTGCGGACCGCAAGGACATCGTGGTGCTGATGAAAGAGATGATCGCCCGGTTTGAGGGCCAGCCTGAAATGAAGGGGCGCGCGTGATGCAGTTGAACAAGCCCGGCCTCTACACCGGCATCGCACCGGCTGATTACTTCGCGGATCCGGCGCCGCAGCCGAGCCTCACGCAGAGTCTCGCGAAGATCATCCTCGATCGCTCGCCGCTGCATGCATGGTACGCGCATCCGCGATTGAATCCCGACTTCGTCGACGACGACGCGACCAAGTATGACGTCGGCAACATCGCGCACGCGCTGCTGATCGGCCGCGGCAAGACCATCGAGGTGCTGGAAGGCTTCGACGACTGGCGCAAGAAAGAGGCGCAGGAATTGCGCAAGGAAGCCGCAGCTGCAGGCCGACTCGCCGTCCTCCCAAAGCACTTTGCCAAGGCCGACCGCATGGTCAGCTCGGCGCGCACCCAGCTCGCGCAGCGCGGCCTCGAGGATCTGTTCACCGAGGGCCACGGCGAGGTGGTCCTGCTCTGGCAGGAGGATCACATCTGGCTGCGGCAGATGATCGACTGGCTGACGCCGGACCGGATGACGTTCTGCGATTTCAAAACCACCGAGCAGTCCGCCTCGCCGGTCAAGCTCGACGCGAAAATGTGGAACGACGGCTGGCACATCCAGGCTGCGATGGCGGAACGCGGCCTCGATGCGATGGACCCAACGAGCCACGGCCGCCGCGACTATCTCTTCGTGGTGCAGGAAGCCGCGCCGCCTTACCTGCTGACGGTCGCGCGCATCTGCGAGGCACCGCTGACGATCGCGCGCAAGCAATTGCAATGGGCGGTCGATCGCTGGACCGAATGTCAGGCGAACAACGTCTACCCCGGCTATCCGCTGGAGACTGTCGAGCCTGCGATGCCCGGCTGGGCCGAGCAGCAATGGCTGTCGCGGGAGATTGACGAGGAAGACGCGCGGCGGCGCGGGACGCCGTCAGACATCCTCATGGGGGGCTGACGGGGCCGACCCGGTACAGGTCAGGCCGCAGCCGCTCGCGGGCAATGCCGGTGATGTTTTCAATGTCGACGATGCGATCGGCCGGCACCTTATCCCACTGCAGGATCGACTGGTGGGTGATGCCGAGCAGCCGCGCCAAGGCCCGCAGACCCCCCGCCGCATCGACCGCTGCTTTTAGTCCTTCGTCCATGGGTGGTAGTTTAGCCTTGCCATCGCCCGCTGGCTATGCACTAGTGGCGGTAGGCGTGGCCTGCCACAACACAAGCCCCGCCTCCCGTGTGTAAACAGAGGAGTGCTTTCTAATGGCTACGGTTTCAAAATACGAGGAAATCGCGCGGTCGTTTCTCGAGGACCATCCGCTCGGAACCATCGTCACCGCCCCCAAGCTGGTCCGCTGGGTCATGGACCACGCCGACGGCGTGGCGATCAAGCCGGACCTCGACATCGGCGATCCGGCCAAGCGCATCACGACCCTGCGCCGGCACCTCAATGACGGCGGGCGTAGTGATGCCCTGCCCGAGATGGAGCGGTTCCAGCTCACCATCGAGGACGCCAAGCGCAAGACCTTCATGGTGACGTCGCACGCCGACGTCGTGAAGGCCCAGGCCGACGAGGCGGTCAGCCAGACCGTGCGCGGTGCGCTTGGTCCCTCGCGGCGCGGGATCAGGGCGATCGATTCCGTGAAGCTCGACGAGCTGCCCGACATCGAGCGGGAGGTGTTCGAGACGGCGCGCCAGAACCTGGTGGCGATGGAAGCGGCGATCAAGCCGACGATGGCGCAAGAGGTCGACCGCATCTGGACGCTTCGCTTGACCGCCAAGGGCTTCACGCCGGAGCAGGCTCGCAGGATCCGCGAGGCGCTGCCCGACGTCAGGCAGTTGCAGAAGCTGATCCAAATCACCAGCCGCTAAGTCGCTCGGCACCTTGGGGGCCGCCTCACCGGGCGGCCCCTCTTTTTCCCAGCAGAAGAGTCAGACATGAGAATGCAGAATGTACCGCTCAGTGACATCGTCCCGAATCCGTGGCGCGACCTGAAGCTCTATCCGATTGATACCGATCATGTTGCCGAGTTGCGCGCGAGCATCAATGACCACGGTTTCTTCGGCGGCATCAAGGGCCGGCGCCGCAATGGCAAGATCGAGATTGGCTGCGGTCACCAGCGGATCGAGGCCGCGCGCAAGGCCAAGCTCGACAGCGTGCCGATCTTTGTCGACGACATCGATGACGACGCCATGCTGCGCCTGATGACCGACGAGAATGCGACACAGGCCGGAAGCCATCCGGGTGCAGTGATGAACGAGGTCGCCGCGGTCACCCGGCGGATCATCGAGGGGCTATTGACCACCGGGACAAATGTCCCGGTGGTCGTCACCAAGGCTTTCGATGGCGGCAGTACAAAGATCAAGGACACGATCAGCAAATTGCGCAACGGGACCGACGTACATCTTGCCATCGGCCACAACGTCATTCGCCGCTATCTTGGCCAAGGCAATACGGACAGGGCGCACCGCGGCGAGCGGCAGATCCGCGAGGCCATCACAGCCCTGAAACAATCGGGCCGCTACGATGACATGGTCGATGAAGCTGTAGCCAAGCATCCGCAGCCGGTTGACGGCAAGCCTGCCGCGAAGGGCAAAACCGCCGCCAAGAGCGAGAGAAAGCCGCGCCGACCGCGCGTCTTGGATGAACGCTGCGCTGATGTATTCGATAATGAACATCAGTTTCATGCTTTCCGTGAGGCTGTTACTACACCGACAGCAATCAAGGTCATCCCTGTGCAGCAGCAGTTGGCACTCGCCAAGGAGATTATGGTGACCAAAGCCACGGGATTCAAAAACAAGCAGAAAGGTGCGCCGTTCATCAAGGCTGTGGTTCACCAGCAGGTGCAGGAAGCCATGAAAGCCCAGCGCAACATCAACAAGGAGGAACGTGAAGCCTATCTCGCCGAGCAGCGCGAGGCTCGCATCGAATCCGAACTGCATTCGGCCAACGCATCGACGCGCAGCCTGATCAGTTCGATCGCCCGGCTGATCGATCTGGCCGACGAGTTCCCGGCGCATCCCAAGCTCGGCGGATTCAGCGCGCGGCTCGACACCCTGGTCAGTGCCATCCAGCAGTTCAGCAAGAAGCTCAAATAAGGGAGGCGACGATGACCACGCACGCCCGCACCTTCGTTGACGCACCGGCCACGCGCGAGCAGGTGCCGCTGCTGATCGGCCTGATGGGGCCGAGCGGCGGCGGCAAGACCTACTCCGCGCTGCGGCTCGCCACCGGGATCCAGACCATCACCGGCGGCGACATCTACTGCATCGACACCGAGGCGCGGCGCGCGCTGCACTACGCCGACCAGTTTAACTTCAGGCATATCGCGTTCGAGGCGCCGTTTGGCAGCCTGGATTATCTCGCTGCGATGCGCCACTGCGTCGGCAAGGGTGCCAAGGTGATCATCGTCGACTCGATGTCACACGAACACAGCGGCAGCGGCGGCTATCTGCAGACGCACGAGTCCGAGGTCGACCGCATGGCCGGCAGTGACCTCGGCAAGCGCGAACGGGTGAAGATGGCGGGCTGGATCCGGCCGAGCGGCCTGCGCCAGCAGATGATCAACGGGATCCTGCAGCTCAATGCGAACTTCATTTTTTGTTTTCGCGCCAAAGAAAAGACCAAGCCCAAAAAGGGCGGCGGCATCGAGGAGCTGGGCTTTATGCCGATCAGCGGTGAAGAAATTTTATTTGAAATGACGGTCAATTGCTTATTGCTCCCGAAAGCCGGCGGCGTGCCGACGTGGCGCAGCGACCAGATCGGGGAGAAGATGATGATGAAATTACCCAAGCAGTTCGAAACAGTATTTGCGAAAGAGCAGCCGCTCGACGAAACTATCGGCGCCGCGCTAGCCACATGGGCGAAGGGCGGCCCCACCATTTCACCGCGGACCCCCCTAGTGTCACATACCGCCGCGGTGGAAGAACCCGCTCCCTCGCACCAGTCCCTCGGGATGGGTGCGGGTGGAGCGGGCGATGAATCTGTTTCGCCGCAGACGACGCAGCCCGTCGACGCCACTGCGGCGGAAGCGCCCGCCCCCTCGCAAGCTCCGATCCCCAAGACCGACGCCGCGAGCGGGGCGGGTGTCTCTCGCTTCCCCGACGAGCCTCTCAGCCTGCAGGACATGGCGCGCGAGGCCGCGGCGAGGGGCGAGGATGTCTTCCAGGCCTTCTACAAGGGGCGCACCGCGCCGGAGAAGGCGGTGCTGCGCGGGATGGGCGAGGAGATTCGCCAGATCTTCAAGCAGGCGAAGGAGGACGCACCGACATGACCCAACCCGTCACACTGATCGACCGCCTGCGCACGATGCAGACCCTGATGCATTGCCCGAACTGCAGCTTTCCGCGCACCGACTTTGACCTCGGCACCATCGCCGATGCGATTGACGCGATCGAAGCGATCGAGCTGGTGCTGACGAAAGAAGAAGGCACCGAGACGAAGATCGTCTAGCGCATCCGCAGCGGTGGCCCAACGCCGGTCAGCGACAGCAGGATGCCGATGATCACGATCACCGCGACCACCACGATGGCGATGTTGACGATCTTGCCGATCGGATCCGGCAGCGGAAACTGCGACAGCAGGTAGTAGATCGTCACCAGCACGATGACGGCGATGGCGATGTAGACGAGTAGCTCGATCATGCGAGCCTCCTCACTGGGGTGGCGGGGCGTCTTTCGGAAAGCCAAACACCTTCAGCTCCAAT